ACGTTTGCTACAACTACGTCGATAGAATCGGCAGCGTTGTATGCAATGACGTCAGCAAGTGCTGCGTCTACGTCGTTGAAAGAAGTTAGGTTTAACTTCTTGGTTGTGGTTACGGCATTGCCGTACTCATTTAGTGTAACTGTAACCTGTGATGGGTTACCTAGTGCCACAGAGGAAACGTCAGATGTTTCAGTCAAAGTACCGGTTGCGGTGCTTAGGTCTGAATAGATGGAGAATACAACTGACGAACCTGGCATTGCTTGCTGTACTGGCTTGACATCAGCCAACGCTCTCATCACTGGGATGGAACGAAGAGCCATACGAACGTATTGGTCATACGCTGTTTGGACTAGATTGCTAATTGTCGAAGACGAGGTAAGCGTTCCCGTAGGAATTGCCATTTACTTGCCTTTCGGTTTTAGGGTTCGGATTAGAGTCCAGACTGCCTAATAATGTCATCCAATTCTTCACGGCTATTTGCATTTAACAACTTCTTATGAATCTCTGCTTGGAACTCTGGAGTAACTCCTTGTTCTACAGCATTGGTCATACGTTGATATGCAGCCGCTTGCTTTGGATCTACATTAGGCGTTGCCTGGTTTTGCTCGGTTTGTACACCGAATACATCGGCGTAGTTCTCAAGCCATTTTGATACAGACTCCTCAGTTGGGTCTATATCCTGTGGGATAAAAGAAGCTATCTTCTGATTTACCCCGCGACTAGCGAGGGCGTCTTTGATTGCTCGTTCTCTATTTGCTTTTGAAAGACCATCAAACTGAGCCTTTAATTCAGCCAGTTCTTTTTCTTTCTGTTTGTTTGCTTTACGCAACTGCTTGACGAGATCATTAGAAGAGTTATCTCTCTCTTCTGTTTCAAAGTCGTCATCTTCGTAGTCGTAGTTGGACATAGGTCCATCTCCCTTTGTTAGTAGTTGTCGCAGGCCTCATATCGTTTGGGGGACGCGATATGGCTCCTACTGCCGGTCTTGATATCTCTCTAACGGGCCGGTAGTTCCGTTAGCAGGCCTAGAATGAACCCGCTCTGTCGCGGGCTAATGCGCCACCAGCCATTCCGGTTTGACCAGAAAAGGCGGCAGTCTCAAGTTCTGTTAATTTTCTTCGTTGTCTTGCTGCTTCTGTTGCTCCGGTAAGTCCAAAGACTTCCTGCTCTGCAGTTGTCTGTGTATATGGAGTCTGTCGATAGAACTCTGCAAGTTGGCTACCGCGAGGTGCTACTTCTGCAACTGCTCTAAATCCTTGACGAGCTTGTTCTCCAGTAACTCCATAGCGACCAAGTTCTTCTGCTCTTGCCATACCTGTTGCTAGTCCTGCCATAGTTGCAGCACCACCAATTTCAGCAGCGGTTACCTTACGCTTGATTTCAGTAATTGCTTTATCAGGATCTAACGCATAAGCAAGGATGTCGCCATTTGTAATATCTGGATAGTAAGAACGTAGAGATGCTGCAACTTCAGGAGCTGCATTGATTACGCGATTCTGTGCAGTTTGGATTCTATCTTCAAGTTCTGCTGCAGATACATCTCCACCGATAAACTTTTCAAATCCTTCTTGACGACCCATATCTCCACGGGTGTAATAAGACTGTGGTAATCCATACTGACGCATAACGTTTTGATACTGGTCTTCTAAACCAATATATTCTGCCTCAGATAAAGCACGAAGTCCCTTTTGAATACGAGCCTGATTAGCAGCAAAGCGCTTCTTATAGGCATCAGTGTCACGCAGACGAAGGGTAAACTCTGCAGGTGATAAACCTTCAACGATAAAGTTTTTTAGTGGTTCTACAAGCGCTCCAAGACCATATTGATTAAATTGTTCTAATAGAAGCGTATATGCAGATTGTCCTTCTCTGCGTCGTCTATCGGCTTCTTCATTAGAAACACCAGCAAGGTTTGCTCCACCAGCACCGCCAGCGCTACCGAATAAAAAAGTGTTCCACTCGGATTCAGTTACTTGCTTTCCGTTGATGTATCTTTTGCCAGTATTAGATGTACCGGTTCCACCGCTTGATGCAAACTCAGCATCTGAAGCATTTGATTCAAACCCAGCAACATTGCCTTCTCTGGGTAATACCATATTTGGCATACCGCCAGAAATTCCGCCATAGGTTTGATTAGTCCTGCCTGCATTTATGACATCTGCAAGACCTTGAGTAATTGGTCCTCCATAAGAAGCCTTACCAGATTCTGCTTTTTTCAGAGTTTCAATTATTGGAGCATAACTTCTTAGGTCGTCTAATAATCCCTGAGCTTTGTTGGCTATCTTTGTTCTGCCAGCGGCTGTAGCATCAGCAACAGTCTTTTCTGCAGCAGCAATACTTTTGTTATATTCCTTTACCGCAGATGCTAAATTACTCTTAAATTTCTCAGACATTATTACCCCTGGAATCCGAAGTCTCGAAGCACATTAAGTGCAACAGTGGATACTTCTTCACGAGCATTGTTTGTATACTGCCAACGAGGATCTTTGCGGAGTTGTCGTTGGAAATCATATAGGCTTACTTCACCATTAGGACCTATTGCACTTCTAAGTACTGGGTCAGATAAATTAATTGTTTCTGGGTTTATCTCTAACACAGAAGCCATAGCTCTTTTATACGGTGAATAGATTGTATCTAAATCAGTTCCTTCAGCAAGCAATTTCTTAACGGTATCTGGCATACCAAGGCCAGCAAGATTGCGTATCTGGTTCTGGATAACCTTGATATCTTTGCCATTCTGCACCTCAAGAGCATATTGCTCTAACTGTTGAGGCGATAGGTTAATACCATTAGCGTTTGCTATACCTTGCAATGACTGGATACTAAGAGAGCGGCCTTCTGCCTGACGCTTTGAATACTCAGGACTCTTACGAACTAGGTTCTGTAAGAACTGGTCACGGTCTAAACCACCAGTAGTTTCAGTAACAGTTACTCCGCCGACCTTCTTAGATACAGTTCTTACATTTGAAGACTGTTTCTTTTCGCGGTCAATAAGACGCTTGGAATACTTCTCAACTTCTTGAGGTGTTGGTAAACGCCCAAGTTCAGACTTAAATATATTTTCTACTCTAGAAGCAGCCTCAAGAGGTGTTGAGATACTACGACTAATATTTACTGTAGGACCGCCAGCTCCACCTAACCCAAGTTCTTTTCGTTCCCTAGCTTTAGCAACTAAGAAGTCCGATAAAGGAACCTCGGAACCTACGTTATTAGTTCTAACAAGGTTTTCCTGAATAGCTTTTTGATACGCTGCCACCAATAAATCATTAGGTGTTCCCGTTACTGGATAGTCGTAATAGCCAGCATCTTTTAGTAGAGTACCTAGAGCAATTAGGTCTTTAGGATTTTTCTTTCCGTAGATGAACTGACCAGCGCTATTTAGTTCTGCGCCATAATCACGAGTAGTTTGTGCAGTTTGCTCAGTTTGGTCAACAACATTGCCAGTATCTTGCTTAACTGCATACTCGCCAGTTTTATCTCGTTTAGCAATGAGATCCTTGATTAAGGCCTCTTGCCCTGCGGTAGATTGGCCTGAATCTTTTAATCTCTGTAGGTTTGTCTGAGCATTGGTAATATCTTTATTGATTTTAACCGCTTCAGATTTTTCTTTCTTTTGGTCAATCTTTGCTTTAGCCTGACGGTAATCAGTTTTAGCCAAAGACTCGACCCGAGATACTTCTAATTGGGCATCATTAAGTTCTTTCTGTGCTGCCTTTACAGCATCAGCAAGTTTTTGATAGTTCGGGTCTGAAGTGCTAGTCTCATTAAATTGGCGAAGAGCTAGTGTGAGTTTGCTATTAGCATTGAAGCGTTTATTTCGTGCGCTCTTTACGTCAAGACGCTCGTTGAGATAGCCCTTTTCACTTTTAACGGCACCAAAGGCACCGGTGATATCTGTTTCTGCCATCAGCTATCTATCTCCCTAGTCGTCTAACAATCTTCCAAACAGCGCGTCATATGCTGCTTGTGTATTTTCGTTATACTTTGCTAACTCTCGCAGTCTTTGAATTGTGCTGTCTTTTGTGAAAGTAATCAAATCTCTTCCACTTCCAGTCAATTCAAATATTTCTCTTTGACTCTTATAGGTTCCATATAGAGATACCATCTGACGTAGAACATCTTGAGTATCTTTACGGATATTTCTGTAAGTAGGATCTGCTAAGAACTTCTCTAAATCATCAAGAGCTTGTAGTCTCTTTATCTGCTTCTCTGCACCCTGGTTTAGTTCTTCTTGAACCAATGGTCGACCAGCAAAGAATCTTGCTTTCCAGTCATTGAATTGTTGGCGAAGAAGACTTCGAGCAAAGTCAGAGCCTGTGAACTTCAAGGTCTCTTCGTACTCATTACGCTTCTGATAGTAGGTCTGTAGGTCAGATGCGGTTTGTACTTCTCGTAGGTAATCTTCGACTCGCTTATTAGAGCGTAGACCCATATCAGCCATAGTCTTGTAAGCATCAAATGAGAATCCACCTTTATGTGGAATCAAGAATGCCGCCGCTTCAGGGTACTTCTCAAACATCTTAGCGTTCTGCTCAACGAACTTACCTGATTCGTCAGCATAATCAAAGAAGGCTACAGTCTTACGCTCAGATTCTGTGACTGTATATGGCACAGCATTTGGATATAATTCTATCCAGCGCTTGATTGCTGCATCATAATCGCCATCATATTGCTCACGAAGAGCATTGAAAGTCTGCTTGAAGTTGGCTTGACCAGCGTCTCTAATCCACTCTTGCATATCGCTCTTGAGTTGGACTGAAGGTGATGCTGGCGCAAAGAATCCGAATACGAATCTTGTTGCCAAGATTGACCTGGTTGCATTAGCAACTCTCTGGCGATACTCTTCAAGTTCACCAGTTGATGGTTGAATTAGTTGGCCTGCATCATCATAACGCTTTGGAATGCCGTGACCTGCTGCCTCAAGATATGTTACTGCCTTACGATAAGCAGATGCGTACTGGCTATTGCGCTCATCTTGATCCATTGCATTCAAGAATCTATTGACGTGAGCAGGCATAAAGCGGGATACAAGGCTTGTACCAACAGCATATT